TCCCCAAAATTCTCCAGTACTACAATATGTTTTAAATCCCATTATTAATCCTTTCTAATTGATTTGATAAATCAAGTTCATAAACATCAAAATCGTCTCCACAATAAACAATAACTAATTTAGCACCAATTGTATCTAATGCATTAATTACAGTATCAATACCTATTCCACTATTTAACATTCTAATACCAGATCTAGAACCAGTATAAGCATTCTTATAATCAATAGAACCTAATAAATCATTTATTAACATAGCAATAACACTGCTTGATTTTTCATAGCCACTACCACCTGCATAGTATTTAGTTTTCATACTATTAATATATATTCTTGGATTACCATTTCTAAACTTTGTATGAAACTTTAATTTACCTTTTTTTAAATTTAATATTCCTATTATATCTTCTCTATTTAAATAACTCATATTTTCTCCTTTTATTTCTAAAATAAGAACCAGCTATTGGATCTTATATTAAAAATAGAAAAGAAAATCATTTATTTTCTAATGATTTCTTTCTAAATTCTTTTAATAATTCTCTTAAATCTAAACTAATAATTCTAGCTCTTCTTTGAGCTGATTTGTTATTTATTTTATTAGATTCTTTTAAAAATTCATTAAACTTATCTTCTATTGTTTTAATTAATTCATTCATTATTTACTCCTTAGAATGGTATTGTAAGTTGTTCATCTTCATTAGATTCCGGTTTGTTACTAATGTCTTCAACTAATGGCTTCTTTTCAATTCTTTTAGCTAACTTATCTACATATTCTTTATCATCTTTACAACAAATATCTACTAAATCTAATTTAGTTTTTTCATCTCCATCTTGATTCCAATATTTTTTATCTCTAACTCCAAACATTACTGTTTTTCCAATTAATTCATTAAAACTTTTTACTTTTTTACTTTGTCCAAATACTTCAACTAATTTTTCTACTGGTTTTAATTCATTAATATTTTTATTAAAACATTTAGTAATCTTAGTTAATAAAATAACACCAGTAAAATATCTACCTTTAATATTTTTTGGATTACCTTCTTTATTAACTAACATTCTATTTACATCCCACCCAACAAAACTAATTTCTTTATCATTTGGAAAAGAACCAGTTACAAATATTACATTTAGAAACTTAGTTCCTGTTTTAGTTTCATCTACAAATATTTCAGTTATTTGACCTTCATATACACCTGGTTCTACACTAAATTTATTATTATTGCTTTGTGCAATTTCATTATCAATTTCTTCTATATTTACATTTAACCAACTCATATTTACTCCTTAATTACTATTATTTTGTAACGTTTCTAATTCAAACATTGCTTTAGTTGATTCCTCTACTCTATTTTTACCTTTAAAGGCTTTAATAACAATATTAGAACCAATATAACCATATACATAATCAATCCATTCTCCATTATTATTTTTTAATGGATGAATAGATATCATATTTTTTTCTAACTTTTTAAAACTATTTTTTAATATTTTTCTATGTTCTAAATCTATATTTACTCCATTATTACTCCTTTATTTTATTAATGATATTTTGTAAATCATAAAGTTCATTTTCTTGTTTTATAACAGTTGGAATACCAAATTCAATTAGTCTGTTTTTACCTACAGCATCATCTGTTGGTTCTGATATTAATAATCTTTCTCCATTTTCATCTATCACAATATGACTAACTAAATCAAAATATGAAGGTATCATCATTTTAAATTTATTTGCTCTATACATAGGAAATTTCTTCAATGAACCACCATCATTAGCATTTTCTTCTAACATTGTAACAACTATATTTTTATTAATACTTAATATTGCTTCTAATCTTTGTCTGCTTAAAATATCAAATTGATTCCATAATAACATAGAATCTTTTTTATCTGGATATACCTGAGTTAATGCTATATATAACATTTCTCCATATCTTGTAATACTGTCAATAACAACTGTATCGTATGGTTGGTTCTTAACCCATTCTAATGCTTCTTTAAATACTTTTGCATTATCAACTGGAATAACATCTATATCTTTATTTTTAACTGATGCACTACCTTTTTCTAAATCTAATACAATAGCATTTTCAACAGAACCAGCGAGGTAACTTTTACCTTTACCAGATTCTCCATAAAGTAATATTTTAAGATTCTTACTTATTAAATCTTTAGGTTTTATTGGTTTAAACATTATTTTTCTCCTTTAATTTGTTTTTTAATAAAAGAACCAACAAACCAACTATTCTTCTTAATATATATAGAATCTTTACTATATTTATCTATATCTAATTCAATAATAACCTCATCTACTTTATTATTAACATAATTCTTAACTAATTCCATTAATTCATCTTGATTAATTGTTATTTTCATTTTAACTCCTTTAATTTTAAATATAAAATATTATATAATCAAATTTATCAATATATTTTTGATTTCTTCCTACAACAAATGCTTTAACAATTTCTTTTTGTTTTTCATCTAAATCACTTAAACATATTCTTTGTTCATGTTCATTAGTAATATCTCCAAACCAATCTTCAACTATAATTTCATTCTTTCTTAAATATTCTGAATCTTCTTCATTTAAATAACCATATTCAAAAAATGCTTTAATTAGATTATGTTTCATTTTATTTCCTTTCTAATGTTTTAAATATTGTATTTTTTATTTCTTTCTCATTCAGTGGTTCACTAATCATTTGATTAGTTTCTAAAACAACATCTTTTGCTAATTCTTTAGAACCAGATAAATCATAAACAAACAATGCTAATTTCAATAACATAGCATTTCTATTACCTTGATAACAACTACTTATTGTCCATCTCATCATTCCTTTAATTCTTCTTTCTAATTCATCATCACTATTTAATTCTAATGAATTCTCAATATGTTCTGATTTCTTAGTATCAGGCATATATGGAGTAGCATCAAATAATATTCCATCTTCTTTTTTATATATGATTGCTTCTTTATTAGTAAACCATAGTCTACTCATATCTTTAGCATTTTTATCATATATATTAAGATTGATACTATCAGCTATATTTTCTACCATTTCTTCATATCTGTCAGCATCTATTTCAATTATATTTTTTAACGGTAACAACACTCTGAATCTATCTGATATTACACCTCCTTTATCTTTTTTATGACTTTTAGTTGTATAAACTAAATAGTTTAAATTAAATCCATCTAACAAATGCAATGTATCGTCTAAAGAACCAAAATCAATATCTAATCCTATACAGTTGGTTCTTTCTATTACATTATCTTTTTTTCTTTTACCATCTTTAAAATTAACTAAACAAAAATTACTTACATTACTTTTAATTAATGATTCTATACACATTTTAGAACCAAACAATGGTAATTCCATACTTTTATATTGAGTAGTTTTTTCTCTTTTATCTATTTCAGGAATAGACATAATAATCTTATTCAAATTAGTCTCTTGCATTGGTTCTATTAAATAAAATTTAATTTTACTACCAGATACTACTAATCTTTCATTATTTCTATAACAAAGCTCTTCTATTAAATTTATATCTTCATTAAAAGTAATTCTATTAAAAATATCTTTTTCTAATATTTCACTCTTAGTCAATTTTTTATTAGCTTTTAATATCTTATATATTCTTTTATGCTGTGGTTCTACATTAAATAAGTTTTTATTAGTATCTCTTAGATTTCTATAGAATTCATAAGCATATTCTAAATATTCTTTTTTAATAATAGAAGAACCAAACCATATACTAATAATTCCACTTAATTTAATTATTTTATCAAATGAACCTATCTCAGCACTAAATCTTTCATCTTCTTTAAATTCATTAGCAAATATAATTAGGTCATTATTGATAGTTTCTAGCAATTCTAATGCATCTTTATCAAATTTTAGTATAAATGGTAGTCCATTGTTTAAAGTCTCTTTATTAGCTTGTATTAAGCCAATAATATTATTTATATTAAATGAACCAGTATCTTTATTATTATTAACTATTATGTCTCTTGGTTCTTCATAATAAATAAATGATCTTCTATATATTCCACTGTTTAAACTTTTAACAAAACTCTCATAAGTTTTATTATCTCTTTTTAAACCTACACTAGAACCAAATATAAGCATATTTGATCTAATATTGTAAATATTCTCATTAATAGAACTTTTAATTATTTTACCTAATAGCTGTCCATCATATAATTCTTTCATAACATTTATATTGCTGTTATTAATTATATCCATTATTTCTTCATTAATAATATTTAAAGAACCAACAAAACATTTACTCAATGATAATGCTCTTAAATATAATCCTTCTTTGGTTCCTTCAATATTATTTTCATAATTTGGTAAAAAATCTCTTAAATTAACTTTAATACCATCTATTTGTAATTTATCATTTGGCAATTCTTTATTAGCTTGTTCATAACTATATCTAATAGCTTTTTCCCATTTAATAGTATCAAACTCATTTTTAATAATGTTATATACAA